ATGGATGCCGCGGGCAAGCGTGAAACTGGAATCCTTCGGCGCCTGGCCAAAGGCATGACCAAGGTTGCTCGTAAGATCATCGCAATGAATGCCGAGTTCCTGGATGATGAGGAAGTCATTCGGGTGACGAATAAGGAGTTCGTCACAGTCCGAAGAGACGACCTGGCAGGAAACTTCGATCTCCGTCTCGACATCGCTACCGCGGAAGAAGACAATGTCAAGGCACAGGAGCTGGCCTTCATGTTGCAGACGATGGGCGCCAACCTCGATCCAGGCATGACCAAGCTGATCCTGCGGGACATCGCACGGCTTCGCAAGATGCCTGAGCTGGCTAAACAGATCGAGAACTACGAACCACAGCCTGATCCGATGCAGCAACAACTACAGCAGCTGGAAATGGCCAAACTACAGGCTGAAATCAAGAAGATTGAAAGTGAGATGGTCGAGAACCAGGCCGAGGCCCAGTACAAGGGTGCCAAGGCTCGCGAGACTTCATCCAGCGCTGATCAGAAAGATCTGGATTTCGTTGAACAGGAGTCTGGCGTGAAGCAGGAACGGGAGAAGGAACTCAGGGGTGCACAAGCTGAAGGAAACATACGGCTTGAATCACATAAAGCCGGTCTTGAAGCAGGAAAAGCAGCGCTTGAGCAAGATAATGAATTAGCAACCGAGTTAGACAAATACCTTGCAGGAAGTATAAACTAAGGTATAGTATGCGCAACAACGAAGCCACCTATTAACTACACAAGCAATGATGGGACTTACATGAGCCAAGAAATCAAAGATCTCGAAGTTAGCATCGAAGAAGCACAGGCGTTTATTGAACTCCAGCATGCAGCCGACCGTCTTCGTAAGAACAAGGACTTTCAGCTGCTGATTCTGGAAGAGTACTTCAAGAACGAGCCGGTTCGGATGACCGAAATCCTGGCTGTTCCGCAGGCCCAGGACGAACGCACGCAGGGGCAGATCCATGCAGCCCTCCGCGGCGTCAGCGAACTGAAACAGTTCTTCAACAAGATTCAGCACCAAGCCATGAATGCGGAGTCGGCCATTGAAGAAGCCAACGCAGAAATCGATAGCATCCATGAGGAAGGAGACCTTCACTAATGACTGACGCCAACGAGAATTCAGGCCAGGAAACCCTGGGCATGTCCGATGAGGACTTTGCTAACCTGAACACCGCGTTCATCGATGAAGCTCCTGCCGAAGAAGACGCCGGTGAAGAAAAGAAACAGACACCGGCCGCCGAAGCCGAAGGCACCCCCGCAGGGGGTGACGAAGGCGAAGGCGAGCCCGCCACCCCAGCAGACGGGGAAGAAGAAGAAGATGCCGGTGCCGAAGGTGCCGACGAGAGTGAAGATCCTGACGATTCAGAGAATGAACCCGAAGAAGGCGAAGAAAAAGAAGACAAGCCTGACGAAGGGGATCAGGACGAGAAAGACAAGAAGAGAGATGATGGCGAAGACCCTGACGAAAAAGACGATGAGCCGGACACTGCGGCAAAAGCGTTCTTCGACAAGGTAACCGCCCCGTTCAAAGCGAACGGAAAGGAGATGCAGATCAAGGATGCTGGTGATGTGGTTCGTCTCATGCAGATGGGTGCGAACTACAACAAGAAAATGTCGGCCCTAAAGCCTTCGCTGAGACTGGTGAAGATGCTTGAGCGCAACAAGCTCATGGATGAGGACCGACTTAGCTTCCTGATTGATCTGGACAAGAAGGATCCGACAGCAATCGCGAAACTGATCAAGGATAGCGACCTGGACCCAATGGATCTGGATCTGGAAGAGGGTCAGAAATACGAGTCATCCAACAAGTATTCCGTTGATGAACGCGAAATGGCGCTTGACGAGACAATCGAGGATCTGAGAGATTCCCCGACCTTTGACAAGACCCTGGACGTGGTCTCCAACAAGTGGGATGATAAGAGCCGTAACATCGTTGCCAATACACCTGAACTGATGCGGGTTATAGACGACCACATGAAAACTGGCGTCTACGATGTAATCAGTACCGAGGTTGAGAAGGAACGGACGTTAGGTCGTTTGAATGGCATGACCGAGATTGAAGCATACCGACAGATTGGTGACCGTCTCAACGAGGAAGGTGCATTTGCTCACCTGTTCAAGAGCAAGGAACAGGATCCTGCACCCAAGCCCGAGAAACCCACCAAGACGGCGGATGATGCCGAAGCACGGAAAGCCAAACGAAGGGCTGCAAGCCCAGCAAAAGCTGCTCCATCGTCAGAGAAGAAACAGGACTTCAACCCTCTGGCCCTGAGTGACGAAGAGTACATGAAGCAGACTGACAACCGTTTTTTGTAACACCACAACTCAACCTATAACAATAACAATAAGGTGAACGACTATGGCTAACGAACGTACGTACAATGACCCGATTGGAGGTACTCCCTCCGAAATAGGTCCTCAGATCCGCCAGGATCATTATCTGAAGCAGGCCCTGATCGAAGCTCGGCGCTTGCAGTACTTCATGCCGCTGGCTGACGTGACTGCAATGCCGAAGAACATGGGCAAGAAGCTTCGCAAGTACCACTATCTGCCGCTGCTCCACGACGAAAACGTCAACGACCAGGGTCTCGACGCCGCTGGCGCCGCCATTGCCGACGGCAACCTGTATGGCTCCAGCAAGGACATCGGCACCATCACCGGCAAGCTCCCGGCCCTGTCGGAAACCGGTGGCCGCGTCCACCGTGTCGGCTACACGCGCAAGGAAGTCCAGGGTACGATCGAGAAGTTCGGCTTCTTCGATGAATACACCCAGGAATCTCTCGACTTCGATTCCGATGCCGAGCTGATGCAGCACATCAACCGTGAAATGCTCAACGGCGCCACCGAGATCACCGAAGACGCTCTGCAGATTGACCTGATCAACAGTGCCGGTGTGGTTAGATTCGGCGGTGCTGCCACGTCCAATGCAACTGTCGACAGCACCAGCGTTGTGGACTACGGCGACCTGCTTCGCCTGTCGATCACCCTGGACGACAACCGTACGCCGAAGCAGAGCAAGGTCATCACCGGCACCCGCATGGTCGACACCCGTACCATTGCTGGTGGTCGAGTGCTGTACTGTGGTTCGGAACTCCAGCCGACGCTGGAAGCAATGACCGATCTGCACGGCAACCAGGCATTCATCGGTGTTCACCACTACGCAGCTGGTTCCACGATCCTCAACGGCGAAATCGGTTCGATCGGCTACTTCCGCATCGTCATCGTTCCCGAGATGACCCGCTGGGCAGGCGGTGGTGCAGCCTCCGATGCCAACATGTCTGACTACTACAACGACGGCACGAACTACGACGTGCTGCCGATGCTGGTGGTTGGTGATGGCTCGTTCTCGACGATCGGCTTCCAGACGGATGGCAAGACCGTCAAGTTCAAGATCATGAACAAGCGTCCCGGCGACGAGACGGCGGATCGGACCGATCCCTACGGCGAGCTGGGCTTCATGTCCATCAAGTGGTACTACGGCTTCCTGCTGCTTCGTCCCGAGCGCATCGCTCTGGTCAAGACCGCGGCTGCCCTGTAACACCTGGTAACAACCTGGGGGGACTCCAAGTTGGAGTCCCCTCTTTTCCACAGGCAGTAACCAATCATCAAACAACGGGATAACGTAATGAGTGATGAAACCAAAAATAGCCAGAGCGAAGATGCAGCCATCGAAGCTGCCGAGCTCGAAGCCCTGAAGAACCAGGCCAAACAGTTGGGTGTTCAGTTCCACCCCAACATCAAGGCCGAAAAGCTCCGGGAAAAGATCAAAGACGCCGCAGCCAAGCCGGATGATGAATCCAGGCCTGAAGTGAACGATACACCGGATCCCCAGGCAAAGAAAACGGTCACCAAGCGGGATCACCTCCAGGCTGCTGGACGCCTTCGGCGTGTCCGGATTACCTGCATGAACCCGGCCAAGAGTGAATGGGAAGGTGAAATCTTCACCGCAGGCAACAGCGTTGTCGGCAATTTCCGGAAGTACGTGCCCTTCGAAAAAGAGTGGCATGTTCCTCAGATCATCCTGAACATGATCGAAGACCGCAAGTACCAGACCTTCTACACGATTAAGGACAAGCGCACCGGTCAGCGAGGCCGCAAGGGCAAGATCGTGAAGGAATTCTCGATTGAAATCCTGCCGGACCTTGACGAGAAGGAACTGAAATCTTTGGCACAGCGCCAGGCCATGGCCAATGGTACTGCTGAAGCATAAGTAGTACCTGGCTCACTGAAATAATAATAAGAAAAGGAGCAGTGCCGTGGCAGAAATAGAACGATTGCAGGTTTCCAATTTCACCGACGAAAATCTCGAAGGTGCTGGCGTATTTGATGCATTCATGCGAGCCACCAAAGCTCACGTTGCACATGAGTACGACAAGAACCGGATCAAAGGACCTGAGTATGCCACGGTTTATTTGAGCGCCCTGAACGCTACGGCCGACAGGGCGCTCGAATTTTTGATGCGCAAGGACGAGCAGTGGCTCCGAAACCGTGCACTCGAGATCGAGCTTGAAAAAGCCGAACTTGAACGAGACAAGATAGAGGCCGAGAAACGCCTCATCGAAGCCCAAATTCTGAAAGTTGAGGCTGACGTGGACAAGACTCGTGAAGAGATCTTGCTGATCACTGCGCAGCTTCAAAACCTCGATGTCGAACGCCTGAACATCCAGGCCGACACCCACTACAAGGATGCCCAGACCCGCAAGGTTGCTTCCGAGGAAGCACTCATTGATGCCCAGATCGAGAAACTCGGTCGGGAGAACGAACTGATCGAAGAGCAGCGGAACAAGCTGATAGAGGAAACCAATCTACTGAAAGAACATGTCCTGACAGCGGTTGTCGAGCGCTCGATTACCGAAGAGCAGCTCAACAAAATAAGGAAAGAAATCAAGATGCTCACTGAGCAGATTGAATCAGTGATCCTCGAGCGTGACCTGACCCTGGAACAGATCAACAAGCTCAAGGCAGAAATTGAGCTGCTGGCCAAGCAGCTCCTTAAGCTGGATTCCGATATTGAGCTGACCGGCGCTCAAACTGATCTGACCATACAACAGACAGAGAACGCCAAGGTTGAGTACAAAGTTCTTGAAGCCACCGAATGCAAGCTCAAGGCCGAATTCAACATGATCATGAAGCAGATAGAGAAAATTGGTGAAGAGATTGGCCTATTGAATCAACGGACCAAGACCGAGCAAGCTCAAACCAATGCCAGCGCTATGGGTGAAAACTCGATTCTGTGGACCCAGCGGAACCTTTACCGGAGTCAGGCAGATGGATTCCTCCGGGATGCAGAGCAAAAAGCCGCCAAGATGATGATTGATACCTGGAATGTGCGCCGGACAACGGACGAGAGCCTCGACAGCCCGAATGCACTTAAAAATGATGATATCAGCGCTGTGGTGAGAAAGATGGCATCAGGTATCGGCGTAGCTGGTATCTGATAGCGCCGAATGGGTATATTCGCTACCAAGAAGAAGCGATACGTCGACACCCAGGTTTCCCGGGTGATCGACGATGAACAGCTTCCAACGCCACTGAAGACGGCCATGTTCGAGGCTATTTATGATCCCAATGGGGACATTACGACATCCGTGAAGAACGCCAGTCTGTTAGGCCCTGGCCGCAACTTCGAGAAGATGTACCGACATGCCAAGACCCCCGGCAAGTACGTCTATGGTTTGCCTGATGTTCGGCTGCTCAGCACAGAGCAGGCAACCAGTGCTGCCCGGACTGTCATTAATGAGCAAGTGGAGCCCGGCAAGGACATTGCCTTTGAATACATTCACTACCGTCCACTGAACAACCACCACAAAGCCTGGAAACACCTCCACGAGGAGTTGGATTACGATCGTGACACCAACGAGATCAAGGGCCTGACACCTGCCTTTGACAATGAGCAGGAAAAGGAAGGGCGATACCTGACCAAGATTGTTGCCGTGCACCGCGGAGATTCAAATTTTACCTTGCCTTCAACTGGTGGAACTTTGGAAACCAATGACAAGGTGGATCCACAAAGCATGGGTACCTGGGGGCGGGAAGCCGTTCGGAGATCTGCCTATGCCCCTCGCTCAGGCCTGCTGCAGGAATACGATACGATCCAGGACGTGGATCCTGCACAGTTTGAGGGTGGCGCCAACCCATTCGTTTACAACTATCGTATTGGCCCTGCTGAAACCGAATCTGTAGAGCTCCATTACACCTGGGAAGCAAAAGACATTACCTATGATGATGATGGCAACATCACCAACATCGATCGCCAGGTCCACGAAGACATGACCGTAGTTGACCTGTCAGAGTATTTCCAGGCAGACCCGGAAGACCATCCGAAAGCCAATGACTACAGCGAACAAGAGATCTACCAGGCGAAGTATAGCTATAGGACTGCTGGGGGGGAAACAGTTGTCAAGTTCTGGGACTATACCCCAGGTGATGGCACTTACCCTGAGCTGGATGAAGTCTATGAGCCGCTTCCTTCTTCAGAGCGGGAACCTGGTACTTATTTCCCCTTCGCCGTGTTTCGGTCCAACCAGGAAGATCGGACTACAGAGAATGCCCCTGGCTTCGGGAGTACAAAAAGGCTACTCGACTACATCAATATTGATTTTGCTGAACTCGGTGCAAGCATGCATGACACCGAGGGTAACGACAACAATATCAAGGACATTCGACAAGCTGTCATGATGATGGCAGTACCTCTGGATTCCCAAGACCAGATTGACATGGAGTACCTGTTCAGTTACTTCAAGAATGTGTACAGCCAGGTGAAAGACGAGTATCCAGATTCCGACCGAACCAGTGTGGATGAACTATTGGGGCGCACCGGAGGTGCTCGGAAAGCATCCTATGCACTGGAGTTCTCGGATGCTGATTTCAACATGGTCATTTCATTTGACAAGATTAAACGAAGCTTCAAGACCTCCAGGAACGGTGAAGACCTTGGACCGGTTGGGACCTTTAGCAGCCACATCGAAAACCTTGATGGAAGTGAGTACATCCCGGTTGATGAAGGTGACAAAGACAAGACAATCATTCCACGCCGACGGATCATTCGCAAGCAGGTGATTGTCAGCGCCGAGAATGGAACTTCCCCTGGTTTGATCGAAGAGATTATCATTGACAACGCAGTATTCAAGACTGTTGTCAAAGAACTCCGGAAGAAAGATTTGACAGTTGAAGGCGGAGTCGACGATGAACGTCTACTGATTCCTGTGGATTACAACATTGCCAAGGAAATGCCCTATCTGAGGCGGGAAATACTTTATTTCCGTTCACTGCATTTTGTCTTCAATTCTTATATTGAACAGAAGATCAAATGGTATCAAACCGGTCTCTTTAAAGCAGTCCTAATTATTGTTGCCATTGTTGTTTCCTGGTTCATGGGAGATTGGTCAGGACAGTTTGCACAGGCTGTGGCTGGGGCCGCTGGTGCCGCAGCGATTACTGCAGCTGCCTTTGTCATTCTGAAATTTACACTAGCCTTTATCCTGAAGACTCTGATCCTGGATTACATTTTCAAATTCGTAGTTGAAACAATTGGAACTGAAATTGCTTTCTGGTTGGCCTTGGCTGTGACAGTCGTCGCGGGCAAAAAGATGGTAGGCAATCTCGCTGAAGGCTCCAAAGCCATCAACGAGACTGCCATGAATTATCTGAAGGTAGCTGCAGGCCTCCACAATGGAATCAGCAGCACAATTGCATCGGATATGGAGAATTTGCAGGTCGAGCACGGGGCATTTGCAGAAGAAGCCAAGGAAAAGCTTGAAGAACTTGAAGAAATGCATGAAGTCCTGGCTTCCCCTATTGACCTAGATCCTTTATACTTTGTCCGACGAATGCAGCCACTGACACTGATTGGCGAACCAACTGAGGCTTACTTTGAAAGAACAGCGCACAGTGGGAATGTAGGTGTCAGAAGTCTTGAAACAATAACTAACTACGTGAACAACGCGCTAAGACTGCCGCCCACACCTGACTTTGGAGCTTTATCATGAAACAACCCGCTTTATCACCTGACTATCTACAATCTCTCTTCGGCTTTGGCCGTGGTCCCAGCGGCGGGAGTGTTGGCGACATGCTCGGCGGAAACGCCCTGGAAACGGCCCAGAAGCTCGCTGGTCCTCAACAGTCTGAGTCCGGTGGCGTCATGAACTGGCTCTTTGGAAACCCCGATGAAGGAACGAGTGGTAACTTGGCAGCTACGGCGTCGGCCCTGACGGGCCTGGCCGGGAGTTACCTTGGCATGAAACAGTATGGACTGGCCAAGAAGGCCTTCAGAGAAAGCAAGCGCCAGTTCCAGCTGAATTTTGATGCCCAGAAACAGGACTACAACAGGAAGCTTAGAGACCGGCAGCGCGCTCGCATCAACAACGCCGGGACTGAATCCCGGTACAAGTCTGTTGGTGAGCACATGAACGAGAACGGTATTTAAGCCATGCCTATCACCTGGAGAAATGTAAGTCCTACCATGAGCGCAAACGCCGCTGCTAATTTGATGCGTGGCGCCACCGATACAGTCATGGGTGGTCTGGATCGCCTCAGAGGTGCTATCGGCACTGTCGAGCAGGGGCGCGAAGACAAGTTCGACCATGATGTCGAAACCAACACCGATGCTTTCCTCGACCAGCTAAGTCAGTACGGCTCTCCTGAAGAGCTCCAGGCTGCCCAGGAATCCGGTGCTATCAACAGACTGCGGGAAAGCTTCGGTGCACGGATCAACCAGGACCTGACTCGGGATGCTGTCGATGATCGACTGCAGACGCTGCGCAGTGATCAGGTGGCTGATCAACAATACACCTTGGCCCAAGCCCAGGAAGCGGCTCAGCCCCTGATCCAGGAACTCCGCGGAATCAAGGACCCTGCCAAGAAGCAGGAATTTCTTGACACAAACGCTGATGTCTTCGGTGCAGCCCGTATGCGTGGCCCACTGCAGCAGGATGTCTGGAATGCCACCGAGGCACTCCGCAGCCGGGAAACCGCAGCACGCCAGGAGCAAGAGCGTAAGTGGAACGAGACAGGTGAAAGCATTCTGACCGAGTTTGCAGGTGCAGATGGTGATTTCCATACGTTGCGCAAAGGCGCCGAAGAAGCCCTCAAAAATGCAAATCCGGATATGCCCCCGGCTCGTCGTCTCGAGCTAATGGGTCGATTCCGCGATATCTACACTCAGTCGCAGCCTGAAGTCAGCCCCGAAGAGGCGGCCGAACTCGAACAAGTATCGATTGTCCAGGATCAGGAATTCGAGCGCCGATCCAAGATCGAGAAAGCCGAGTTCGAAGACAGACAACGTCGCCTTAGTGCAAGCATGAATCCTTCATTCACGGCAGAATCTTTAGCTGACCCCAATAAACTCATCAGTGCCTTGGCTGAGCAGGGTATTACCGAGGATGGATCCCTCGCCCATATGACCCGCCTCTGGGGTGAAGTCATGGCCACGACGGAAGTGGATAAAAGTGGTAAGTATCTCACCCTCGAAAGAGCCAAAAATGGCAACATGTACGACAACATCCCAGAGGTTCTTAAGCAATACCAGTGGGAAATCTTGACCCATGCTGCGGGAGGTCTTAATGCACAAAGATGGGATCCGGGACATGATGGAATCGGCGGTTCCGATGAAGAAATCAAACGCAAGATTCGAGAATCCATTACAACGTTCCGAACAACTCAGAATGCAATGGACGAACTCAAACAAGCAGAAATAGATCTGGCCAATAATCTGGACACTTACCAAACGGATGCCCGGGTTGCAGTGCAGTCGACACGAAATGCACAGCGCATTCGCCGCGGCCAGAAGCCCATCCCGATGGTAGTGGGCCGAGATCTACCGACCGGCCGACAGAACCGGGAAAAGGTCGAGGCCGAGATCCCCTACGAAAAAATGACGGCAGAGCAGAGACGTGATGCACGACACGCTCGTACCCTTCAACGCCAAGCGGAGGCCCGAAAGGAAGACCCCACAAGCGAAGAAGCAGGGGTTCGGAGACTTCGCTCCAACCTCTATGATGACCAGCGTATGATGCGCCCGCTCCGTCGATAACAACAAAAATAATCCAAGGGACCTAACCAATGGTTGACCCGTTCAAGAAGTACAGGCTGGATCGTGCCGAGTTCGAAACCCCCCAGAAACTTGAGGGGGTTTCTGCTTTGAAACAGGAACTGCTTCAACGCAAGCGCGAATTCACTGTTGATGATCTCGAGCATTACGAGAGTATGGACGCTTTCCGAGAAGCCAACAACGGGTTTGCCCCCGCCGAGGTCAAGAACTATTACGAAAAACGCGACAATGACGCATTCTTTAATCGTAACGAAGAGATCCAACAGCA